TTCGGTTATCGGATTTTACGAAACCGCAACCGCAGAGGATGCGACCGGGCTGTCTCTCCAGGGGATCAAGATGGAGAAGATCGGGGCTGTCATTTCCTTTTCCGGACCTTCCGGATCCGCAGGTGTCATTGATGTGACAACGATGGATAGCACGGCCAAGGAAAAGATGATCGGCCTTAGAGATGAGGGCCAGGTATCAATGGAAGTCCTGTTATCCTCTTCCTCAACTGACCTTCATACAAAGATAAGGGATGACCGGGCGAATCGGCGACAGGGAATTTTTGCTATTCAGATGACGGACGGGTCCACTCCGGATGGCTACCCATCCAAGGTGGATTTTGATGCCTATGTCACCGGCTTCTCCGTACAGGGTGGCGTTGATAACGTGGTCAAGGCATCGATCACAATGGAGCTTACGAGCGCATGTAAGTGGCGCGTGGGTGTATCATCTTAATGAAAAGGAGAGTGAAGGCAATGGCAGTATTGACGAAAGAACAGATTATCGGTTTTGACGATCTCAAATCGCAGGTGGTAGAGGTTCCGGAATGGGGCGGCAGTGTCATTATCCGCCGGATGTCCGGGGTTGAACGTGATTCATACGAGGCGGATATTTACGATTCAAAGGGCGGCACGATCGTTTTGAAACGTGAGAATTTTCGGGCGAAGCTTGTAGCTCGCTGCCTTGTCGGGGAGAACGGCGAACGCCTTTTCTCTGACGGCGAAATCGCAGTTTTGGGAAAGAAATCCGCCGCCGCCCTTGATCGGTGTTTCGCCATCGCCCAGAAGATTAACGGCATGACGAAAGAGGAACAGGACAACATCGAAAAAAACTCCGAAGCCGGGGGATAAGGTTCTTCCTTTTCTCCCTGGCATACGAGTTAAAGATGACCGTTCGACAACTGGAACAGAGCATCGATTCTTACGAGATTGAGGAATGGTGCCAGTTTTTTAAGATTAGGAGCGATAAGAAGAAACCGCTTACAACCGGCACCTTAACGGATCAGCTTAAAAGCGCGTTCGCAGGGGCCAAGGCCAAGTCGCAGAGGACGAAGAAGAAATGAGAATTGTAAGATGGAACATGAAAGAAGCTGATGCCGCTCTGCAAAAGAATGTCATGGACAAGTTACAGGTCATGGCCGAGGGGGTGGCGGACCGTGCGCGGTCTTTATGTCCCGTTGGCAAGGACATTCCTAAAGGGAAAGGGAAGTGGTCCGCGCGTGAGGCGGGGGCGCTCAGAAAAACAATCCGTGTCGTCAGATTATACGGCGATCCAAAGATGAATGTGCGGGTTTATGCTGGCAATCGTGAAGTATTTTATGCCCGCTTTGTTGAGTATGGAACACGGTTTATGCGGAAACGTCCGTTTCTCCGTCCGGCTTTGGATGGGGCAAAGAGGGAGCTTCTGTAATGACGCAAGCGTCTAGATCGATATACGCTGAAATCGGGATTGACTATTCTCCCGCTACCAGGGCGCAGAAGCAACTTCTGACCGATGCCACGCAGACATCTTTGAATATCGAAAAGAACTTCAAGAATCTCGGTATCAAGTCGGCGCAAGAATTCGATCTCATGCGGAAGAAGATTGAGAATTCCTATGCCGCTATTGCGAATTCTTCTAAGGTATCGGCCAACGACATTCTCCGGGCAGAGAAGGCGAAGAATGAGGAGATATCAAGGCTTAACACACAGCAGTACGGATCATCAATGCTGTCTATTGATAATCTCAAAAAACATTGGCTTGCGGCGTCAGCCATAATTTATGGTGCTGTCAAGGTTATCGGTGAGGCTTGGGATCTTGCAAAAATCGGGGCCGACTATGAGGAACAGAAAGGCATCCTCGACAATCTTTCGACAAAATACGGAACCACAGCGGATGACATTGTTGCCGCAATGGGTACGGCGAGCGATGGATTGGTTGCAAAATCCGACCTGATGACTATCGCGCTTGGCGGAATTGCAAAGGGATTAAATCCGGAACAGCTAATCAACCTTGCCGATGCCGCCCGCATTCTCGGGGATACCGTCGGGAAGGATGCAACGACCGCCCTTAATGATTTATCCCTTGCGCTCGAAACCGGGAAAACCAAGGCATTAAAAGGATATCTGGGAACCGCTATCGATCTTGAAGCTACATTCGGCGATCTATATGAAAGCCTTACCGAAACCGACAAGGCGCAAGCTCTCTATAATATCACAATGATAGAGACCACAAAGCTCCAAGCACAGCAGACGGAGAAAGTCAGCGATGCGGGAGACAAGATTGAACGTGTCGAGGCAATGTGGAAAAACGCAAAGTTAGCACTTGCTGAATACGCAGCCGCTTTTGTTGTCGGTATCATTGACTCGCCGAAGCAAATATCTGCAATGACTACCGAACTCAAGGGGGCCGATGATGTATTAAGCCTTCTGACAGATTCAATGACTGGTATGTCGGATGTCGTGAAAACAGTAGGCACAAATTCAGCGGCTACTGCAACCAGTATTCATGACATAGCAATGGCAAAAGGAAAGGATAAGGCTGCGACGGCAGCGTTGATCGCTCCTTATAATGCACAAATTGAATCCTTAAAACAGCAGCTCAAAGCGCGGGCCGATAATGAACAGAAAATAAAAGACGAAGCAAAGGCCGCAAAGACTTCCGCTGACGATATAGCCAAAGATGCAAAACGAGCGGGAGACGCTTACATAAAGGCATACGAGGACGAGGAAAAGAAGGCTGAGGATTATTACGAGAAGGTTGCGGATTGGCAGGAAGATCAGGTTAAGCAAAAAATAAAAGACGCCAAAGACGAAGGCAAGGCAATTATAGACGCTTATGATGATGAAGAGAAAAAGGCAACGAAATATTATGATGACCTGTTCGATAAGATGGATAAGGAAAAACAGGCCGCAATAGACCTTGCCGGCAAAAGGCTTACCGCCCGCGAAAGCATGTATAAAGGTTTGACGGGTTATGATGATGAATACTATGCCGCGAGAGTTATATCAATCGGCCAACAGAAAAAGGATTATGAAGATCTTACCGGGGATGTGGTTGCGGCTGCTGAATGGGAGAAACGGGAACTTCTGCGGCTCGATATCGACAAGGGTATTTCATCAAAATCATTTACCGATGGTGTTCTTGCCGCGCTGACGGAAATTTCAACACAGAACCAAACGACATGGGGATCGACCGCTTACGATCTTGTAAAGAACTTTTCAAAGGATTCCGCCACGGCATTTGGCACTACGTTCGCCGGAGTAGTTACGGGCGACATGACGAACATCGGAACAGCCTGGAATTCCCTTTGGACAAATGCCGTCACGACGCTTGGAACAAAGATCGGAGAAATGATCACTCAGGCCGCCGCCGATGATATCCTCCTGATTTTTAACGCCGAATGGTCGGCCAGTGCGTCATCCGTGTTAGGCATCATCGATAAGGTATTGGGACTTGTCAGCGGTAGCACGCTTGCCAATGCGGAAGCTGCCTCGGTTGCTTTTGATCCAGCAATAAGGGGTTATGCGAGCGGCGGAGGATATGAGGCCGGGAAGCCCTTCTGGGCGGGCGAGAAAGGACCGGAGATTATCTTCCCGTCATCTTCCGGTCAGGTGTTGAACCATGAGCAGTCAATGATCTATGCCGCAAAGAACGGCGGACATATCCCCGGTTACGCTCAAGGAACGGGGATCACAGCTATGCAGAAGATCGTTTACGATGCGCTTACCGGCTTTTATTCCTCATCATCCGGATTCGGAATATCCGGCGCACAGATCGACTTTACGATGGCCGATGCTCGTATCCCTGGCTATTACGGCATGGTTGTCCTGCCTTCGGGGGAAATAGTCGATCAACGAATGGTGAAGGGAGGGACGTTTTTCAGCGATGTCCTTGAAACCGCCGCCCCCGCTATCATGATGGCCGCCGCTGCCGCAACCGAAAACTACGCCGCTGCTTCTGCTTTGGCTGCCGCCATGATCTCAGAAGGGCAAGGAAAGGGTGATGAGGCCGCTATTCTCAACGCTATTATCGCCTACGCGGGCGCGTCTTACGCGGGCAGGGGGGCGGCTGGTTTGGGGGATATCGCAACGAAAGTTGGGAAGAATATCGCGACAAAGGAAATCCTCGGTCTAGCAATGGCCGCTATCTTCGGGGGCGGTGGTGCGGGCGGTGGTATTTCCTTTGCCGGGGCGTCTGGTGATTTATCATGGCTTACTTCTGGAATGGGGGCAATCGCCCCGAAAACGTCATCCTTCAACCTAAATCCGTTTAGCGCCCGGAACGGTCTTGACTATGTTCCTTATGACAATTTCCCGATTCTCGCGCACAAGGGCGAGCGGGTACAGACGGCGCGGGAGGCCCGGATGGGCGGAAGGGCATCGCAGCCGATTATCATTAACACTACTTGTCCGTTGAACGGAAAGGTGTTTACTCAATATCTTTACGACGAATCGAAGGCCGGGAAAAAGGTTGTGCATCAGCGGGGGATAACAAATGTCTAATCATCTCTTCCTCTATAATAACTTGCTTGACTCCGCGACCCTGACAGCTTCCTCCGCTGCAACGGGTTTCCCGGCGAATAACTTAAAAAACCCCTTCCGTACGAAGTATTGGAAAACGGCGGGCGGGACGGCGGGAACGGCGCAACTTGTGATTAACCACGGGTCCGCAAAAGAAGTCGGGGCGATTGCCTTGACAGGGTATCCCGATTGGGCGGCAGCTCCGGGAACGCTTGTGATGGAATTCAACGATGCAGACGCATGGGGGGCTCCTGCTAAAACGGAGACGTTGACATGGGTGGCGCCGACTACTCCGGGCGGAAACAAGGGAACAATCATAAAGAAGCTGGCCGCCGCGTGGACCTATCAATACAACCGCCTTTCAGTGGTGAATGCTCCCGGCGACTGGAATCTTGGGCGGCTATTCGTCGGATCGTACTTTGAACCTACCCGTGATTATGCTTGGGGATACGAGGAAGAGGTTGTTGATCCTTCCCTGATTTCCCCGACTATCGGCGGGCAAGATCATGCGGATGAAATTGAACGATATCGGATCATCAGGGTGAATGGCCTTATCCAGACTCAGGCGCAATGGGTTTTGTATCAGGCCATGATTAACGCGGTCGGAACGCGGAAGGAGCTTTTCGTTGCCTTTGATTATGCGAGCGAGGCAGCGGAACGGACGCTGTACGGGAAATTTACAAAGGTGCCGGCCATCCAAAGGCCATTCTATTTCGATTACGATTTTGAATTCACAGAGGCCCGATAATGGGAACCGAAACGACATTTGCGGGACTGATTGCCGCTCCTCAAAGCGAAAAGGTTTTCCTCTGTGAAATCCGTCCGGGCGAACTTGTAAGCAATTTCACACTGACCGGCGGGCAGACCTATACCTATGAGATACCCTATCTCAATGAGACGGTTACGCTTGCCGACGCATCGACTGAAACGGTGCGGAAATCCGTTGTGGCCTGCGAACTTGACGGGACGGCGCTGACGGCAAAAACATCCATCGCCACGGTTGAAGGAACGGCCGGAACCTACTGGCATGATACGGCAAATAGCCTGCTCTATGTCCATCCCCCGGATGATGGGACACCGAATCATCATACTGTGGTCGCATATTTTTGGGCCTATTATGCCACAAAGGGAATTGTCCTCGATTCCCGGTATTATGAGCCGTACATCGCCGAAGATGGCATTCCGTCAATCTCCCAGGAGTCTCAGGAGGTACATTGGGGGGCGTCGCAGATCTCCTCCGGGTCGGTTGTGCTTCTGAATGGCCGGGGATTTTTCGATCAGATTTCAAAACGATGGATCTGGAATAACAAAAACATCCGCCTATTGTTGGGGGGCGATGCTTTGCCTTATTCTGAATACACTTCCATCTTTGCCGGACAGATTACCGAGACATCCTTCACAAAATCCGAATATACGCTGACGATCAAGTCAAAGGCGTTCGGGCTCCTACGGTCCTTGCCGGTCAATGACTTTAAGACAACGGACTGGCCTAACCTGGAGACCGGGGCCGCAGGGAAGCCTATCCCCTATTATTGGGGGGCCTACGATGAGAATCAGGCCCCGCTTGCTACTTGCATCAACACGGCATACGCGGGCAGCACCTATCAATTCAAGATTTGCGACTGCACGCACCACGCGATCAAAAGCATTACTCAGGTTTACGTTGATTATGCAAACGGGGCAGGCTGGCAGACTATCGCGCACGCGAACGAGGATTTAGCAAACGGAACCTTTACAATCAACACTGGCCTTTACGTTGTCGGGACTTCCCGCGTGAAGGTGGCCTTTGAGGGCTATCACAGCGGGGGCACTCTAATCGAAGGGGCCCCCGAGATAGTCGAGGACATCCTGCTCAACCAATGCGGGTATGCTTCTACTGATCTCAACGCGGCTTCGTTTACGGCAAGTAAGGCGGCAAGCACACCGGAACTAAATGTTTTCATCGACACTACGGAAGACGCTCTTTCGGTTATCGAGCAGATTTGTCAGTCTGACCTTGCGTTTTTTGATGAGGACGGCGCCGGACTTCTCAGGTATCGCACCTGGGAGCCGATAATTACAACGTCGCTCCCGGTACTGGCAAAAGAGGACATCCTTGACGAGCCGGAAATTGATGAAGATACCTCACATCTCTACTACCGGGTTCGGATCGGTTATTCGTGGATGGGATCGAAGGCGGAAGGATTGAGGCTCTATACAGAGGCCGAAAATCTGGAAAGTCAATACAAATATGGACTATCCGATTATCTGTCTATTCCGACCTATCTCAGATCGAAAGCCGACGCGGACACGCTGGCGCAACGGTTGAACTGGATCACACGCAATCCTTCGCCGGTGATCAATCTCAGACTCAAAGCCGGACTGATAGACAAGACGCTCGGCGACAAGTTGAAAGTCACGCTGGCCCGCGCACCATTTGAAACAGCCGGGGGTTACGATGAGCGCGTATTTGAAATAATCGGAAAAGACATCTCATGCTTCCCGCTTTTCGTGGATCTCAAGGCGCGTGACCTTGCCGGGTTTGGTTCGGATGTTGGCTTTATCATGGCGAGCACAGCGCCGACATGGGCGCTGGCGACGGCGCAGGAACGGGACGATTCAGGGTTTATGTGTGATTCTGACGGGTACTGTGATCCGGCTGATTCGGAATCCCTTAACAAGTCTTTGATATGGTGACATTATGGCATTCACGACCGTAGCGCCTTGGGCGATAGGCGACGCGACGAAAAAGGATTGGTTCGATGTCCTGTTGGCAAACGACCAATATCAGCTTGTGGAACACGGAACAGACGGGACGCACGGCATCATCACGCCAACATCCGTAAACGGTGCGCTCGTTTCTCCCGCAGGTGGTAGCCTTTGGGCACAAGTTCCGACGGCCTCATTTACGGCGGCCCCGGTTAATACCTATCAATTAACCATGCTTACAGACATGACGGCCACAATCAAGGCCGGAATGTCCTTAAAATATTCCATCGGTGGCGTGACGTATTACGGGCAGGTATCGGTTATTGCAGCGGGACTTCTGACAGTCCGGGGCGCCCCTCTGGGCGGGTCAGTAACGGCCCTCTATTATGGCGGCGGGACCCTACATCAACTACATATCCTCATCCCCGGTCTTTATGAGGATGCGAGCAATACTGCCTTGATCTCAACGGACCTCAAAAGCAATCTTCCGTGGAATTTCAAGACCAGTTATGCCGTCTATTTTTCCATGTATTCAAAAACCCACGACAGCGGAACACATGGGCAGGCATCGGTAAGGATTAACGGCGTTGAACTCTGCACCTTAGCGGGAGGGCTTACCATTGCGGCGGATGCAACTATTTACGGATCACAGATTTATATTGATACGGCGGCCTATGACATCAATCCCGGTGAACTGATCGAAGTCACGGCGGTCAAGGCCGGAAACGGGGATGCGTCTGATCTGACCTGTGAATTGATTATCATCGAGCCATAGGAGAAGGCATGTATTTCAAAGTAGAACCGACAGGATGCAGTGAACGAAAGGGGTTGATTCAGGTCCGGTATTGCCTTTATCTGGACCCGGAAGATCATGGCTATGAAAAGCATCACGTTCAAGTGCCGATTGCGCCGGCAGAGGGCTATAAGGGGAAGCCGGAGGATTTCCAGAAGTGGATCGACAGTCTTCCGAAGGTTTGGCAAAACAACCCTTTTGTAAATCATTTTGTTCAATTCACTCCGGAAGAGGCGACGGATGAGAACATTATGTACATTGGGGAGCTTGCGCTGAAAATGGCCTACGAAAAATGGGCAAAGGATGAAAGGCCGATCATCCAGAATCAGCCGGTGAAGATTGATTTATCGGCTACCCGGAAATCAATTTGCGTTGCCCGCGTTGAACAGATCAGGGCCGCTACGTTTGAAAAGAAGGTGCAGTAATGGCGTTGCTTGTTGGGGCATCCGTAGTTAATCGCGCAAATAGCCAGGTAGGCGGGAACACCATTATCAGTGGATCGGGAACCTGCTCCGCTAATGGCGTCATCACGCGGTTTTCCGTATGGCCCGCTGTAAATATGACAGGTATTGTCATCGGCATGTTTGATAACGTCTCGGGGGATTATTACATCGCGTCATCTGCTGATACGGAGACAATCGGAAACGCTACTGCTGGATCCGAGCAGATTTTTACCGGGCTGAATCTTACCGCATTCGCAGGCGATTATCTTGGGATTTACTTCGACGGTGGGTATCTTGAGGTGAGCGATAGCGGCGGGGCAGATGTCCAACTGGCAGATAATTGGTGTGGCTATACCGTTACGGATCATGAGTTTACGGGATTTGGCTGGGAGTGTAGCATCGGCGGAATAGGCGTAACGGCCCCGACAGTCACGACCCAGGCCGTCACGACAATTCAGCTTTCATCGGCTACGGGAAACGGAAACGTCACTGACACCGGCGGGGCGATCTCTGAGCGCGGAATCTGTTGGAATACGACCGGGACGCCGACAACGAGCGATTACAAGGCACATGACGCTACATCCGCAACGGGAGCTTTTACCGAATCCATGACCGGCATGAAGGCCGGGGTAAAATACTATGTCCGGGCGTATTGCATAAATGAGGTCGGAACTGCGTACGGATCGGAAGTTAATTTCACAACATACTATTCAGGAATAATGATTTTCTGAGGAGGAAACGATGAAAAAAATATATTTAATCTTAACGGCGATTCTGCTTCTTGCCGCTCCGGTTTATGCAGATACATTTCTGGATGGTGTAGAACAGAGCGGGGGCGTTGCCGCTACCGAAACCGTCGCCGGTATCTCCGAACGCTGCACCGACGCAGAGATGACGACCGGTACAAAGACGGATTGCGATGTCACTCCGGCAAATGCGAAGGTGGAACTGGACAAGAAGGCACCCGCTTCTGGTATCGCCCTCACCGCCCTTGCGAATCAGGCCGCTTATACAATAAACGGAAATGCCACTGCTGGGGCGGCGGCTCCGACAGCAATAGCATCTTCCGCTGACATTCTCGCCTTCCTTGGGGCGGCAACCGATGCGGCGGCAATGACTGAACTTGGTACTTGGGGCGTATCGGGAGCTATTACGGATGAGCAGCTTATGTGCGCCGAGACAACAGGCGGAACGAACCTCTTGAAGTCCTGTGGCGCTAAGATAACTTATACCGAACCGGCGGGAAGCCAGACATTATGCCGCACAGGAGCAGCAACTACGGGAGCATGTACTAACCCGGTAAAACTCGCATCTTTCGCTTGGGATGGCGGAGGTAGTGCGGTAGCCACCGCATCATCTAAACGATGCACAGTATTACCCGGTGCCGCAGTGATTACCGGAGTATACGCGATGGCCGACGCTTCCACGACTTCTCACTTCCATGTTTATCAGGATGCGTTTGCGGCAGGGGCAAGATCAACCACAGTAACGGGTGCAGTCGATATAAGTGCGACGCTCGGATCAGTGGATACAACCCTTACGAGCTGGGATACCTCAATTACAGCGGGGGATGAGATTTGTATCTCAGTAGAGGCAAACGACAATGCCGTATGGCTTAACGTAGTAATTTACGGAACGCTGTAGGAGGAGAGGCGAGAATGCCTGTTTGTACTGGTTGCCATTTATCTAAACCGGAATCTGCATATCACGCAGACAAGCGATGTCCGAGTGGGCGGAGAGGCAGATGTAAGTCATGTGTGCGTACAGTGTCGGAAAAATATTACAAGGAAAATAGGGAGAAGGAAATACTTCGGAGTGCTATATGGCATAGAGAACATCCCGACAAGGCCAACATGAGCGGGGCGCTATATAGAAGTAAAAATCCGGACAAGATACGGGGAATATTACAAAAATGGAGATGTAAAAATCATGAATATCAACAATATTGGAGAGTCATGAATCCTTTTTCCGTGAAAGCATATAACCATAACAGGAGAATATTAGGGAAAGGTCTGTTGGCGTCAACCGTGAAAGCTGTTTATGAAAATAACATAAAACGATACGGGACGCTAACATGTTATTTGTGTTTAAGGCCGATATCTGTTGGGAAAGATCACCTTGAACACAAAACCCCACTTTCGCGAGGCGGGACAAATGAATATAATAATTTAGATGTCGCCTGCCGATCATGTAACTGTTCAAAACATGATAAAACATTGGAGGAATTGAGAGATGGAACTAACTTTTTGGCGGTTGCGTAATATTCAAAAACTACTCTTAGCGATACTGATTCTTTTGATTACGTCTCCTGTCTTTGGAGCAACATATTATGCCCAGAAGGCAGGAAATATCAATGCAGACGATGTATGGTTCGACGCTCCTTCCGGTGGTTCAGGGGTAACGGGCGCAACGGCACTTGCAGGAACGCATACACTTTATGCAAACACTTTTGCCATAGCGGTTAATGTAAGTTTTACAGCAGCTAAAATATCGACAGCTGCCGGCGGTGGGACGACAGGGGGATCATTTAATGTTGCTACATCTACCCCTGAATTAACCATTACGGCTGCTATAGAAGCAGGAACAACTACACCAGGGCTCACCGTAACTGGAACTGCGGATGACGGAGCAAATAGTGTTCTTAATATCACCGGAGCAATCACCGGAGGAACAGGGGTTGGCGGGTATGGTGTTTCTGATGCTCACAAATTGGGGCTGGTTGTTGTCCAAGGCGATATAACGGGCGGCAGTAATGGGACGGCGTACGGGTATAGGCAATCCGGAGCAACGGGAGAAGTTTCCGTTACCGGGGATGTTACTGGCGGTAGTGCTTCTGGTTGTTATGGATTTAGTTTGGCAAATACATCAACATCAACCACGACAATTACAGGAACAGTCATGGGTGGGACGGCCAATTTTTCGTTCGGCTGCTGGGCTAATCATGCGTCGGGCGGATTAACAGTTATCGGGAATTTAATATACTCGGCTTACACCGGGCCGATAGATGGGAATGTTGCATGGAATCCCGCTGCTCCTGCGAGCGGGGTGGGGCATTATATTAAGTTTGTATTAGGGACGGATTTGTATGTTGGTCTCCCATCTGCGGGCGGCGCGGATGATGTAAAACTTGGGAAGTATTTCATAGAAAAGACAACCGGAGTGCCTACCCAGGGGAACGTTACAAGTGGTGGAGGCGGCGGGGCATGGGGCTTCTAATCCAGGCGGTACTAATCCTGTTATTGCTCGCGTCTCCACTATGGGCTGAGACGTATTGGGTAGATGACAACGGGACAAAGACCACAAAGACGGATTGCGACGGGGAAACGCCTTTAAGCGGGACAGATGCCTGCACCCTTGCCGCTGCAAATGGTTTTGCTTTGGCAGGGGATACGATCTACCTCCGGGCGGGAACCTATACAATCACTGATTACGGGATCAATCCTACGAATAGTGGAAGCGCAGGGAATATCATTACATTTAGCGGATATGAGACCGAATCCGTCATCTTTTCAGGAATAGCGGACGTAACCGGGAAAACCAGCACCGGAGTATACCTGAGTGCCGATGACTATATAAAAGTGACAAAGATCACATTCACGAATTTAATCAGCTACCTGATAATTTACAACGGTAACTACAATGAGATTTCGTATTGCACGTTTCAAAATGAACGCGATGCTTATGCCGATGTAGAGGCGTCGGGGACTGCGACATCAAACGATGCGACCGGAGTGACATTAACCGACAGCGGTGCGACCTTTGGAGCTGCAAATGCAAAGGCAGGCAGGACACTCCTAAACACGACAGACAAATCAGGGTGTGTTGTCACTGCCTCAGACAACACAAGCCTTACTTGTGGGTCCGTTACCTATGGTCCGCTGAAATTCGGCACTGACAATCAATGGAGCATTGGAGATGGGTATTCATTATCTTATTCTATGGGGACAAATTACGGCGGGTCATATATAAGATATAATTCAGCAAACAACTGGATTCACCATAACACATTCAATAAGTTCGGTGGATCGACATGGGATGATGAGGGCGTAGTTTTACAGGTTGGTCATGAGTTTAATGAAACAGAACTGACTCAATATAACACCATTGAATACAACCACATCTATTCTGCGGGGCATCATGTCTTTGCTGTGAACAATGGGATGTATAATGTTGTACGGCATAACTATTTCCATAATGAATCCTGGTATAACGATGCCACATACTTCGCTCATGGATGCAATGATTGGGAGAATAACAAGTGCGGATACCGCGTTGTGTCCAGTACGGGAGATGAGGGCTATGCAGGTTATAATCTCTGGGAGGACAATGGTATAGGGTATGGCGCTCAGTACGGTGGCCCGAACCTGAATACGGGAAACAGCGGAACGGGGATGTCACTGTCAACCAGTTCAAATATATTCCGGTATAACGGATTGTTCTATAATGCTTTAACTGGCTTGAGGTTTGCTGCAAGTGTTAGCAATGGTACGAATAATAGAGTCTATAACAATACATTCTATAAGAATGGGTGGGGCGCAGATGACGAGGATGCTCTTGGCACGGAGGATGTTCCTACCGGGTATCGCGTTGGGATTTATACGGTAACTGATTCGGTCTGTGTAGATCGCGGTCATGTAATCAAAAACAACCTATTTTATGCGAATTGGGGAACTACAGAGACAAGTCCGGCAAGAGCGCCCATCTATCCATACAACGATACCGCTGCCTGCAATCAGAATTTCGGTGATTCTTCAGACACAACAGATCCATTATTTACCAGCGAAACACTTCCCGCTGATCCCGCCGCCGTTATAAGTGCTTGGTCAAGCTATGCTGTAACAGTGCCGGACCTTTCCCTTCAGGCCGCTTCCCCTGCGATCAATGGCGGAACCTATCTCACTCAGGCCAACGGAGCGGCGGCGGAGGCGTCTGATGCCCTCATCGTTGATGATGCCTCATATTTTCAGGACGGTACATGGGGTTCAAGTCTTGCAACTCTGAGCGCGGACGTTATTGCGATCGGGACGGTGGACAATATCCATGAGATCAGTTCGATCAATTATGCAACGAATACAATTACTCTATCAACCTCTACCACATGGGCCGATGACGCATCGGTATGGCTTTACTCAAAGTCAGATGCCATGGTTGTTCTTGTCGGCGCTGCTCCTGACTATGGTGCCCATGAATACACCAGTGGAGATGAGGTTGGCCCCTGGACGGTTACGGTAGCCAACGGAACAGTAGGCGCAAAGACAGGCTCAGACGCTTCTCCGGTTGGGGCAAGGATCGTTGCAGACGGGGATGATCTGGTCGTGATATGCACACTCAGAAACGGGTGGAAAGCGACGGCTCCGACAAACACCTGCAACTCAGCGGTTGAGGGAGAAACGGGCGTCTGGACAATCACGCCAACTGAAAATTGTG